GTATGTTGTATGAGCTTTTATCAGATATAACTCCAACAGATCCTAAGTCTCTAATTGGAAAGTTATTGCCCATATTTATTTACTTTCTTTAATTGGTATTTCTTTGCTTTTAAGCTCATAGTAAAGGACACTGTCTTTCTTCTTTAGAAGTGACATGAAGTCCTCATATCTTTTATCTAGTATCTTTTGTTCGTCTTCACTCATGTGAACCTGCCTTCTCTTACCTGTGAGCATTTCCAAGTCATGGCTCTATAGCCGGTGATATACTGAGGAACCTCACTGCCTATTTCTAAGGCACGAGCCTTACAGGCCTCGAATGTCTCATAGACAACTGGGTACTGGGTGTTTTCGATAAACATGCATTGCTGAGGGTTAGCGACCATACAAGCCACGACTAATACCTTAAACATTAGATTGAGTTTGTGGCTGAGTAGAAGTCGTTAAGGTCTATAGTACCTGAGGTAGGAACACTGGCATTAGATGCAACGGTTATTGTTTTGGTGCTAAAGCTGTCTCCACCAAAGTTAAATTGATTATTAGACCATCCATTAGATGATCCAGTAATAGAACCTGTAACAGTATCACCTGCATCAGCCGAGCATGAACCTTCATAATAGACGTAGGCATCATTTGAGGTTAAGCCTTGGTTAAGTGTATTAGTTCCATTCTTAGCTATAACGATTGTAGCTGTAGAGGGATTACCTGAGCCACCGTAGTAATATGAAAACCTGTAGTGATAGGTACCGGTTTTGTTCACAGTAAATGACCACGACTGGATGTTAACTGCTCCGTTGTCTGACCATAGTGAATACTTAAATAAGTTGGTGCTGTTATTAAAAGAAAAGCCTTGGTCTACACCACCACGACCTGAGTTATTACTGGTTGCTGAGGTAGAACCTGCAGTCGCTGTGTCCGACAGACTAGAGGGAACGATACTACCACCACGATAGCATTCACTCAGGGCAATGGAACCGGTGTCACCAAACTCAGTACGAATGTTATCCATGGATATGGTACCACTAGACTGGATAGCCATTGCAACTGCATCCCTGTATATGTGTGTCTAATTGTTTCTTAAGATCCTTAATAGCCTCGATAAGTAACGGTGCTAGTTTCTCATAGTGTACCGTCATATACTCAGGGTCGATAGGAGCCTCAGCTATTATCTCAGGCATGATAGCTTGTACGTCCTGAGCAGAGACCCCTACCTCCACCTTATCTTCATAACCGTAATCTTGAGCTATCTCATTCGGTCTGAAGTAAAACCCATTGAGTGTCATAACCTTGGATAAGGCTCCGTCAATGGGTTGAATGTCGGTCTTAAGTCTCATGTCTGAATAGTAGGCTGTGACGTTACCTGTGGATCTAACTTCACCAAACTGAACTGTGGAGTTAGTCGCCACGGCTTGGCCTATAGATACTGTAGGGGTTGCACCCTCGGATCCGGAGCCTGATACGGTAACACCAGTACCGGCAGTTATACCGGCTACATAGTTACCTGCTGTATGGGTACCCAAAGTCAGGCCGGATCCACTCAAGGATATGTCACCTGAGATCGCAAGGTTACCGGTTACACTGGCACCTGTAGTACTGGCAGCCACACGAGTGGCACCATTAGAGTCCAGTAGGGATGTAGGGTCTTGGTTTAACTGAGTATGGGTCGCAGTGACAGCACCGGTGATGTTAGGGAACGTAGCTTTAATGGTAGTCTTGATTAGACGAAGGTGATCGTCTGCCTGTGCTAGGGCATCAGTGGATGTGGGGTTAGTGGTCACTAAACCATTGATATAGGTTGCACTTTCTAAGGCCATGGGAAATTCCTACTCTGCTTCTAAAGGTCGAACAACAATAACAACAACAAGAAGGCTTTAACGACTTTTTGAAATTGATTGTATTATTAAGGGTATAGGGGTCTAAAATCTGAGGTATGGTACCAAAATTAAACGACAATACATGCTAAGTACTTGATATCTATAGATATCTTAGGTCAACAGACTAGTTATCTGATTACGATATAGTACCTATGTATCTTAAGACATTAGACATTATGTGAAATATATTCGTAAGGGGTATATTTAAGGTCGTTGAAAATAGGGATCTCACTTGCTTATTCCCTATAGTTCTATCTCTAGTTAACCCATGTATCACCATTGATACACACATATATCACTCATTCACTCCTAGTCTCTCCTAAGGGTGGACAGTATTCATCTTATAGTTAACTAAAGTATCAATTAGTGTCTAGTGACACGACATTAGTGACCCCTTGATAACCTGTTACAATAGTATACATTAGTAAGCGTGAACTGTTAGAGATAGCCTGTGTTAGCCTTGATGCTACAACTTATAGTTGGCATTCTGACAGTTCACACCTTTACTTATGTGTCTGATAGAACCCTTGTGTTATCCAAGAGTTCCATCTCAGCCTGTAACCTTCTCTTAGGTATTACCTGATAGACTAAGGCCAGTCGTTCCTGTCGCTCCATCTGTGACCATCTACTGATCTCAAATGTAGTCCTATAACAGGCTGAACACCAGTCTCTCTTGGTGTCAAGTCTGCATATGTTTTTACATGGTGATAGCATAGTCATACGATCTCACAGGCTCCACCGACACAGGCTAACTCCTGTGATCCTATGGTGTTGTCCTGTTGTTCATACTCACTCAGCTTAGACCAGTCGATGTCCTTAGGCATAGCCTGAGACATGATGTCATACTCAGACTGATCACAGTCCTGATAGGGTGCCTGTTGGTATGTATGATCACTAAAGGGAAGGAACGAGACACCACTCATCCAGTCGAAGTTCTCATACACCCAAGCACCTACGTCCAACCACTCATGCTCCTTCACTGACACAGTGACTGATGGCTTATGTTCACACCAGTTCTTCTGATACATGAGCCACAGCTCTAGCTGTTCTATAGCTGTCTTATCTGTCCTGAAGACTGCATTACTTGGTGCCTCCATTGGAAAGCTAAACACTGTAGTATTGTCAGGGTTCATCACATCGTCTTCAGCAGGTATGCCTTGGTCAACCATCAGCTTAGTCAGTGGATCCTTCTTATCACCTCTGACTGTTCTTATGTAGTAGGGGTTGTGTCGTGCATGAATACCTGAGGCAGCATCAACTAACTGACTAACAGTACCTGATGGTTTAACACATGTAATAGCCACTGACTGAGGTATGCCTATATCCTTAGCAAACTCAAGGTTAGTCTTTACAGCCTCTTCCTTCAGCTCCTGAAGTAAGACATCCAGTCCGGACTTACTACCGTTAGTCAAGTCGTTATCCATGATACCGGTTAACGACACACCAAGCAGTCGTTCCTCTTCACAGTTCTTCCTCCATTCACTGGAGACATACCTGAAGTTAGTTAGTGACGACTGTATTGTACCTATGATGGTAGCTAGTCTGACTTTCTTAAGTAATGTCTTCTTAGTATCATGAGGACGAATAACTACCTCACTTAAATTACAGAACTCACGGTCTCTTAAGATAATCTCAGAGCAGGGGTTAGTTCCAAACTCGTGGTTGTCGATCACTCTGCGACCTGAGGCATCAGCCATGTTGTTAGCTGACTGTCTGTTAAAGATACCACGTTCACCTGACTTAGATTCATATAGAGACTTCCACTCATCCATGAAGATACCTATGTCAGGTTTCTCAGTGTAGACTGCTGAGTTATTAGCTAAGGCTCGTTGCTTGTTAGCATTCCACCATTCACCTGACTTAGCATGTCTCATCCTGTCGTCAGATAGATTAGATAGGCTGATTAGTGCTGACCTTCTGACACCACCAACAACCACTACCTCGGCTATCTTACATACAATGTCATGGCACTCCACTGAGTTTAACTTACGACCTGCAGCATTCTTAATTACATGTACAGTAAAGTTAAACAGGTTCTCCAGTGGTGTGGCTCCTGATGCCCTGCCACCAAATGTCTTCAATGGTGAACCTGCAGGTCTTACAAGACTAGTGTTCCACTCAGGTATTTGACCTATGTATAACAATCCGATTAGCTCCTTGTAGGCCTTTGCCCATCCAAGTTTACTATCCTTAACTGTAATGACGGTGTCGCTGTTGTAGAAGGCCTCAGCAATCACTGGTAGCTTGTTTACATTCTGTCTTTCGACACTAAAGCCGACACCTGTTCCATTCATTAATACATATAGTATTTCATCGAATGCACCCAGTCTATTCACAGCTACATAGCTACAGTTATAACCTGCTATGTTTTCCTTCTTAAGTGCCTCACCGGCTGTCATAAGACACCTCATTGATGGCATAACACTTAAGTTCATAACGGCCTCATGAAGCTCTTGCATAGTCAAAGGAGATACGGAAAAACCATGCTGCTCCATGAGGTGTTCTTTAAAGAAGTTAAAGTATCTATCGACTGTCTCACCCCAGTTCTCCCTACGTTGTTCCTCAGGTAGCCACCGTGAGTAACGTGATAAATGTATGAACTGCTGATACAGTGATGGTAAGTAATTATCTAATTGCATTTGGTTCTTTTCCCTCTAGCTGATTGATCCTCATTTCGCAGTACCTGACTGCCTTCTTGAGATCTGTTATTTCTGATTGTGTTTCGTCTTGATCGTCATAGGTCTTGAGACCTGCTCTCATGACGTACTTAATGATGTTGCCCTTCCAAAAGGACAGACCGTTCTTCATGATAAAACTGACCGGCTCTATCTTAAAGACCTCGTAATGAGGTGGTTTGGTTATTATCTTTTCCTGTTTAGCCATAGCTTTCATGAACTCCATATGTCTCATAGCCTTCTCTTTCCATCACGATGTTGTTTGCGATGAAGAAGTCGGCAGTATTTGTTGTAAAAGTAAGTTGAGAACTTGTTGGTCATTCGAAATAACCGGAAGTAGATGGCGATAATTAAGGTGTCCATAACTTGACCTCTTGCTTA